ATCGAGAAAGAATACGAGATTGAACAGGCTTGGAATAAACAGGCTACCTTCAGGCAGTCACTCAGTCGTTCAATGGCAGAGTTGAGGAACATGCTTAAGCAATTCAGAGACATGGCTTATGAAGATGATATCCGACTTCTTGAAATCGAGAAGATGGAAGTAACAATCGATAAAGCTAAGGCTGAAACGGAAAAGCTATCCAGTGATGATGGAAGTAACCAACCAATTCAAATCATGATTAAGCGAAAAGGTGATACATCATGAGTGCAGCACCTTTTGAACAAGTGGAAAAAGAAGTTAATCCTCATTTCGAGGATTTTTTATTTGATTGGAATCAAAAGTTTCAATTGTTGGTTGGTGGATACGGTTCTAGCAAAAGTTATCATGTTGCACTAAAAATCATCTTGAAGCTAGTGGAAGAAAAAAGGACAGCATTGGTTGTTCGTGAAGTCTATGAAACTATCAGGGAATCATGCTTCTCTTTGTTTGAAGAAATCATTGAAGAAATGGAGTTAGCCGATAAAATAAAAATGGTTGTTTCTCCAATGCAAATACGCTTTCCGAATGGCAGCAAGATAATATTCAAAGGGATGGATAAACCAACCAAATTGAAATCAATAAACAACGTATCACTTATATGGTTGGAAGAGTGTTCAGAAATTAAGTATGCAGGGTTTAAAGAATTAATCGGTCGCTTGAGGCATCCGACATTACCATTGCATATGATTTTATCTACTAACCCGGTGGATGAAGGTAACTGGACTTATTCACATTTCTTTATCAAGAACAAAGGCCAAAGTGATGAAGTGTTGTTCCTGGATGATGAAGATTTATATAAAGAGCGCACGATTGTTGTTGGAGATACTTATTACCATCACTCTACAGCTGATGATAATTTATTCTTGCCTGAATCCTATGTGCAAGAACTTGAAAATACAAAAGTTTATGATCTAGACCTTTACAGAGTAGCACGTGAAGGTCGTTTTGGTGTGTCCGGAACCAAAGTATTACCTAAATTCGAAAGCATGCCACATGATGAGGTTATGAAGCAAATTAACGCTATTAGAAAACCGATATATAAAGCTGGTATGGACTTTGGCTTTGAAGAATCTCACAATGCTTTGTTGAGAATGGCCGTAGATGATAAAGAGAAAATTTTATACATCTATTGGGAATATTATTCCAACCATAAAGACGATCCGGAGATATTTGATGATTTAAAAGAGTTTGCTAGAACAAAGGAAAGAATCAAGGGTGATTCCGCAGAGCCTAAAACCATTTACTACTTGAAAAAGAAGGGCTTGAACATTACTGGGGCATACAAACCAAAAGGTTCAAGGCTTCAAAATACCAAGAAGGTTAAAAGGTTCCATAAAATCATTTGCTCTGATAAGTGCAAGAACACCATCAGAGAATTAAAAAGCCTTACTTACAAGAAAGACAAGCAAGGCAATACGATATATGACGAATTCAACATTGACCCACATACTTTCAGTGCTATCTGGTATGGGTTGGATGATTATGAGGTCGTTGATTTGAAAGACCATAAGAAAACTTATAAAGCTATCCAGTCGCTTGGATTGTAGGTGTTTATATGAAAGTGGATTTAGAAGATTACTATGAATTAATTAAAACCATGCAAGATATCAAGTTCATCTGTGATAGAGCAATAGCTGGTCAAAGGACATGCGGCACCGAGATAGGAAAGAAAGACATTGAAGCCGTATTAGAAAAACTTAAAGGGATTGTGTAACTGAAAGGAGGGATGACATGGCGACAGGAACTAAGCAACGCTTCTCAGATGAAGCAAACGAACATTTCACCTATGAAAGTGCAGATAAGTTACTCGAAAATATGGAACACTTGCAGCAGATGATAGAGCAGCACAAAAAAGTACAGCGGCCAAGGCTTCAAACTCTGCAAAACTATTTCAAGGGCAACAATGAAACCATTCTAAAAGACAACCGTCGCAGGGAAGAACACCTTGCTGATAACAGAGCGGTGCATAACTTTGCGAGATATGTCAGTACATTCATTCAAGGATATATGGTTGGCATCCCTCTTAAGACAACACATGATGATGAAGATGTATCAGAGCGTATCAGAGATATGAACCGTATTAATGATGCTGACGAACATAACAGTGAATTGGTACTTGATCAATCTATATACGGCCGAGCATATGAATTACTCTATCGCGGTACCGATGATGAATATCACTTCACGCATGTTGATGTATTGAATACTTTTGTCATCTATGACGAAACAGTGGAACGTAAACCAATTGCTGGTGTTCGTTACTTTAAAAGTAAGTATTCCGAAGAAGAGACGGTGCTACTCTATACATCTGAAAAAAATTTAAAGTTGAATTATGAAGACGGCAGTAAATTGCAAATCGTTGAACCGGAAACAGAGGAAGAAAAGGAAAAAGAAATTAATAACTTCGAAGGCGTGCCTATCATCGAGTACGAAAATAACAAATTTCGACAAGGTGATTTTGAAGATGTGCTGGCTCTTATCGACATGTACGATGGAGCGCAATCTGACTTAGCCAATTACTCACAGGATTTAAATGATGCCATGCTAAAGATTATAGGTAATTTGGATTTGGAAGTAGAAGAAGCGAAAGAAATGAAAAAGAATAATATCATTTTCCTTAAAACAGAGCCAAACGCAGATGGTAGAGAATCGACTGCCAATGCTGATTACATTTACAAGCAGTACGATGTACAAGGATCCGAATCATATAAAACGCGCATAGCCAACGATATTCATTTATTCACTGCCACACCTAATTTAAGTGATGAAAACTTTGCGGGAAACATGAGTGGAGAAGTAATGAAGTACAAGCTATTTCTCATGGAACAAAAACGTGCAGCTAAAGAACGACGGTTCAAGCGTGCTTTGCGTGAACGTTATCGATTGATAAGTAACATGATGAAGACAGCTAGTGAAGGTGAGATTGATGTATCCGAATTAAATATTACCTTTACAGAAAACTTACCGAAGAATATCGAAGCTGAAATGAAATGGTTCACTGATGCCGGTGGTCAGTTATCTCAAAAGACAATGATTAGCCAGCTGTCATTCATCGAGAATGCTGATGAAGAAATAGAACAACTGGAAGAAGAAGAAAGACAGCGTCCTATCAATCAACCGCAATATGATTTTGAAGAGCATCAGCATCAGAATTCGGAAGAGCAGCAAGAAGAAGTGAACGACGATGGCGAATAATTCTTACTGGAGACGGCGTGAAGAAAGGCACATACGCAACCAAATCAAAAATGATGCTGAGATAGCCAAACGGATCCGTGCAAATCAGGATGCTGCACTAGAGGAAATAGAGTTACTAATACAAGCCTTCTACGCCAGATACGCTGGTAAGGAAGGTATTTCTATGTCTGCTGCTAGAAAACGCGTCAGAAAGGCTGATGTTAAACGATACGCCGAGAAAGTAAAACGATATGTGAAGGAAAGGAATTTCACAGTAACGGCCAATGAGGAAATGCGTCTTTATAATGCTACTATGCGTATCAATCGCTTGGAAATGTTGAAACATGACATTCGATTAGAGGTTATCGCTATGGCTAGTGATGAGGAAAGAATACTAGATGAGTCATTGACCGAGGGAGCAAGAGCAGAGTATGAAAGGCAGTCAGGAATCTTAGGTGAGACTGTCACAGCAAACGCTAAGAAAATTGATACGATTGTCAATTCCTCTTTTCAGAATGCTACTTGGTCAGAACGATTGTGGAGCAATCAAGATGCACTACGATTGGAAGTTGAAAGGCAATTGAACCGCGGAATTGTTCAAGGATTGAATCCAAGGGAACTTGCCAGAGAACTTAGGAAGTCCATTGATTCCAGTATCAGTAATTCAGAACGATTGATGCGGACAGAAGTGGCCAGGGTACAAAGTGATGTATTTAAAGATAGCCTTGACCAAGCTAATTTTGAACAGTACGAATTTATTAGTGAGCCTGATGCCTGTCCTATTTGCAAAGCATTAGATGGTGAGATATTCAAAAAGTCCGCTATGGAAATCGGTACAAATATGTACCCAATGCACCCAAATTGCCGATGCTCTACTGCAGCATACATGGACAGAGAAGCATTTTGGGAAGAGGTTGAAAGGAGAGAATCATGATGAATTATTTAATTGCAGTGGCGAATGGTGATTGGATGACAGAACGAAAGGTTATTGAAGTGAACTCTATTGAGGTTAGAGATGATGTGTATATCTTTTATGACAAAGATGGAACAATATTATTCAGTTCTCCAATTGATTCCACAGTATCCGTTGAATTAGCTTAGAATTTTGTAATTGTTAGATATGAAAGAGGATTCGGTGAAATGTGGGTTGAAAAACTAAATGCGAAAATGGAACGAACTGGTGATTTCACTTGGATGGACGGAACAGAGGTTTACCACAAACTCAAAGATGTTGAGTGGATTAACCGCACTTAGCAGACAAGCGTTAGTGCGGTTAAATTGATTGAAATCAGAATTGAATATTAGAAAAACCTGCCGATACCAGCTTTTTGTTGTTTCCTTTGTTCCAAAGACACAATAGACCCAGTTTTATAAACAGTTCTGTTTGTTTGTCCTTCTTCAGATAAAAAGAAGAATTCATTAAGTGCAAAAACGGATGTTAATGCAGGTATCAGTCCTTCACTGTGATGCATTTCTTCCTCTAAAACAATTGGTTCAGAAGTGGAACAAAATATTTCGTTTTTATGTTCAACTAAGCGAACAGGAAAAATAATAGCATCTTGTTTAATATATAACTTTTCATCGTTAGCGAAAGTTACAACAACCTCAAGATTATCCATAGTTAATCACCTCCTGATTAGATTATATCTATTAACGGAGGTGAATACTATACAATTGCTTTTGTCCGGAACGACGTTAAACTATCAAAATTTAATACTGTGTGGGCGTTAAATATCAATTGAATAGTTTCCTAGAGATAAGCACTGAACGGGCTGTAAAAAGACTGTACGGGGCTTATTTTTTATGTGGTGAAAGATTGATAGGAATGACTGCATGGGATTAGGAGGAAACGAAGATGAATGAATTAATGGATAAAGTTAAAAAGTTAGCGAATGTAACTCCTTTTACAGAAGGTCAGATTGCATCAAGATTGACACATCAGGCACAGCAAGGATTACCACTTGATTTACAGTTCTTTGCTGAGGGCGAGGAAGGCGCCGGGCAAGGTGATGGAGGAGAAGGCGGCCAACAAGGCGAGTCCGGCAATGGTGAAGGCGGAGAAGGAAATGAAAAAACCTTCACTCAGTCAGAAGTGGATAGCAAAATTAGCAAGGCAGTCGCTGCCTTTGAAGAGAATCAAAAACCAAAGCAGCAAGAAGCTATCAATCAAGCTGTCAAGGATGCATTGGCAGAACAGCA